CTAAACTTCATTGCAACAAGAACTGACGCTTCATTTGAAATAACTGGAGCATAAGGAGAAGATAATGGCTAATGTGCCTACACAGTTAAGTCCAGGTGTAAACATCACCGAAATCGACCTCTCGGGCATTGTCCGCGAGGCTGGTAACAATATTGCTGGTTTTGTCGGTCAGTTCCGTTGGGGTCCAGCGAGTGAGAGTTTACTCATTGATAATGAAAGAAGACTAACTGATATTTTCTTAAATCCAACAAATGATCTTCCAGAGAAGGCTCAAGATGACTTCTTCTCTGCTGCAAACCTTTTTCGCTATAGCGATAAGTTGAAGATTGTTCGTGTTGTTAGTGAAAATGCTCGTAACGCCCGTGCTGGACAATCTAATCCTCTGGGGACTCCAAAACTCATTCACAATGATGAAGAATTCTTTGCTCTTGCTGATCCATCAGGATTGGGTGCTAAAAACTATTCTGCTGTTGTTGAGAATGCTAACTGGATTGCTCGTTATCCTGGTGATGTTGGAAACTCAATTGAAGTCAAAGTAATTGGAGCAGGAAAGTATATCGAAGGTTCGGTTGATAATCCTGATGGTGGAGGTTGTGAACCTGAAGAATGCCCAAGTGGATTTATTTGGCAAGATTGTGGTTGTGTAGAAATTCCTCCAGGTGGAGGTGGAGGTGGAAGCACTACGACTGAAGAGTCCTACTACCTTCCACTATTAAAGGATGGACAACCTCTTGAAGGCGTAACTTATGCTGTAGTTACCGTTCCACAGATAACTGAATTTGTATCCGCACCCTTCATGAATGCAACCTACGGAGGATTTACATGGGCAAATAATTTTGTCCACAACGGTCCTACTGGAGCAAGAGGTAATACCTTTGGTGTAAAATATCTCTGCTTCTTCTTAAGAGGAAGTTCTTATTGTAATAATATTGGAACATTCCCAATTCCGGGCGGTAGTTACGGTTATATCGCTGGATCTTCTGCTGCTGGTGGTCTTACTTATAGTGCATACTATCGTGATCGTTGGTTCTATGGAACCTTTGGTGCAGGAGACAACGAAACTTCTGGTTCTCACTGGACAAAGGAAGGTCCACTACTCGCGGCAAGAAATATGCTTGGTGTAACTCTTCAGGCTACATTTGACGGCGAGTCTGCAACATGGTATCGCGATCAGAATTTCGGTAAAGGATTCCATCAAGTATCACAGTCAGGATTCCACGGTTCTAATAAGGGTGTTATTTCCAAGGGAATCATTCATAGAGATGAAACAGGATTAGCAAGTGGAATTGAATATCAATCCTACATGAGAATTAGTCCAATTGTTACTTTGAATGATTCTGCCAATAAAATTGGTCCAGGTTGGTGGCCTTCAACATATTATTTCTCTAATTCTGACACCGATCCCGGTATAGTTAGAGCAAACCCTTGGTGTCTAGAACCTCCTCCAGACGGAGATATAAATAAGGCTTGGTTACAAAAACCATTCACTTGCATATCAAATGGTCATTTCATCAATACATTTGCGATGAATGAGTTTACATTTCCAAATGTCATGATTCTTCCTTTTGATAATGCGTCTTCTGCAATAACAGAGCCATACACAAACGAATTCCCACCAGTTGGACCTGGACAAAAAACATATAGAGAGTCGTTAACAATAAATGGCGTAGTAAATGCTGGTCTTAGTGTTACAAGAACAGCAACAGCGTATAGAAGTGAGAGTATGGGCAGAGTAGTCATTCGTGGAATTACAGGAGGAGCAACTAGTGATGGTAATGATCTTGCTAATACTCCATTAAGACCTGTGATTGATGCTTTTGCTAGTAGCGGAATCACCGCTTCTGGTGCAAAGGGAATGTTGTTGTTGTTTGCAATAGCACAGCCTATAAACGGAATTACTACTGGATATCTTTCACCTTGGCATTGTGGTATAACTAGAGGTTCACCAGTCATGGCAGACTGGTTAGGTCCAGTTCAAGGATTGACTATTGACATCAGCATGTGTGATGGTAATTCTCTAAATGCTGCTACTATCGAAGAATCTACAAATATTCTTCCAGAGTTGATACCAAGTTCTGCATCACGCGCACAATTGATTCATGGATTTGAAGCAGAATTTGATGGTTCATTCTTGAGACAAGAGGCTAATCTTCCTCCAAATGGTGATCCATCAGGAATAAATCAGGCTGTTGGTGTGGTAGACAAGAATTACGCATCATTCCAAACTACTATAACAGTTTTAGCAGCAGTAGCGGGTGGACAGGCAACTCCATTCAGCGAATCTGACATAGCAAATATCAAAGATCTAGCATTTAGAAAACAAATAAGTCCATAAACAGGAATAATTAATGTTTACAAAGTCACCAAATACATCTCCATATGTCTCCGAAAACGGTGGAGCAAATGATGAAATATCCATTGCCATTATTGATCGCAATGGTGTTATAACTGGACAAAGAGGAACTGTTTTAGAAAAATTTGAATTGCTTTCTCTTGCCACAGATGCAAAAGCACTTGATGGATCTGCAAATTACTATAAAGAAGTGATTAACAATCAGTCAAGATGGATATTCGCTGGTTCAGATTTACCAGGAAATGGTGATGGACCAATGACAGGAGATGCTACAACATCTTTTGGTCTTTTGGTTATCGAACCAAATAGTGGAGTAACAGGAGAAAATGTTCAACAACTTTCTGGAGGAACTCTTGGTGGAAATGTTCCTGCTCTAGAAATCAATGACTACTATCTTAATGGTGATGATGATAGTGGTCTGCGTGAGGGCGGATACAATCTTTTCAAAAACGACCGTGAAGTTTCTATCTTGATAGACTCGCATGAAAACACGATTCTATCAAACTCTCTAATTGATCTTTGTGAGGATAAAAAGTTTACTGTTGTTCCCATAGGAGTCCGTGCTTCTAGCGCAAATCCAGAAAATCTTCCTGAAGCAACAAACGAGATTATAAACAAAGCGAATCTAATCAAGTCTTCCTCAAGAGGAATTATTGTTGCTGGTGAGAAGCGCGTAAAGGATGAATACAACAACAAGTTTGTTAACATCAACCATGCTTCAGATGTTGCAGGACTCATTTCACTCAATTCGGCAAGATTTGAACCTTGGTTGTCTCCAGCAGGACTAAATCGCGGACAGGTTCGCAACTATGTCAAGTTGCTCTACAATCCAAAGAAGGCTTTCCGCGATCAACTCTACACAAATAGAATCAATCCTGTTGCCGAATTCCTTGGAGAAGGAGTCGTTCTCTTTGGTGATAGAACTGCGCTTGCAAAACCAAGTGCGTTCGACCGCATCAATGTTCGCCGTCTCTTCGATGTCGTTGAACGCGCAGTATATGACTTCTCAAAGTTTTATCTCTTTGAACTCAACGATGCCCTCACTCGCAGCACCTTCAAGTCTGCCGTTGATGGATATCTCTCGGCAATCAAAGGTCGTGGTGGAGTCTATGATTACAAGGTTGTTTGTGACAATACAAACAATACTGCGGAAGTCATTGACCGCAATCAATTCGTTGCGGACATCTTCCTCAAGCCTGTCAAGTCTATCAACTTCATTCAGTTGAACTTTGTTGCAATGCGAACAGGGGCTTCGTTCAATATTACTGAGTAATGTTTCAAGGATCAAACAAGTCTAGTCCTTCGATAACAATCAGAGAGTATGACGATTCGCAGTTTCCGCGAGAACCATACTACTCTGATGTTGTCGGTGGGATAGTAGGCTGTTTGAGTTGGGGTCCAGTAGGAATGCCACTTCTCGTCTCAAATGAGCGAGAGTATCGTGATATATTTGGTTATCCCATACGCGGCGCACCCGAAAAGACGATAAGAAATCACATCAACATACACAACTTTCTTCAATACTACGATAAGTTGAAGATTGTTCGTGTTGGTCCAGATGAACTTGTAAATGCTGGTTCATCTGCTGCTTCGATTTTAGTAAAAAATGCTGATCATTTTGCTTATCTTGCGGGAGCAAGCCTAGATTACAATCTAGTTGACTCGCAAAATCTCTTTATCGCTCGTTATGGTGGAGATTTAGGAAACAGCATCTCGGTTCTTGTTGTTGACAGCGACAATCCCACAATTGATACTGTCTATCGCTCCGATCCCGATGGGTTTACATCAGAGGGAACCACACTTGAGTCAACCTATCCATTTACTCGCGAACCAGGCACAACTGACTATGTGCGGGTTCGTGGTGGATCAAATGACGAGATTCACATAGCGGTAGTTGATGAAGATGGACTTATTACAGGCACAAAGAACAATATTCTTGAGATCTATCAGGGTCTTTCAAAAGCCTATGATGCACAGAATTACGATGGAACATCGAATTATTATAAAGATGTCATAAACAGTAAGTCTCGTTACATCTATGCCTGTAAAGATCTCACAAATATTCCAACGGCAGTTGGTCTTACAGGAGATTCCACTACAGATTTCTCCACGATCAAAAAAATAATCTCCGATGATGGCGACGAGATTCGTTACACAAACGACTATATCCAATGCTCTCTAGTCGGTGGATGGGACGGTTGGGCTGACTACGCAACCGAAGTTCTGCTCTATGGATATCAGGGAGATACATGGGATGTTGGCTACAACTACTTCAACCTCAATCCTGTTCATTTCCTCATCGACCATAACGAGATCCCATCGCTCACAAACCGCATAGCAGAGATGTTGCGTTACAAGAATCAAACGATTCTCTGTGTTGGAGTTAGTGCAGGATCTACAGGGGATAACACAGAAAAAACCGCTGCTATCGTGAGTTACTGCAACGGTATAACATCAGATGATGCCCTATCAATCATTGCAGGAACCAAGTTTGCATATGAGCCTTTCACAGATCAGGCTGTGGCTGTAAATATGGCTTCTGATCTAGCAGGACTGAATTGTAGAACATCTGCTAGAGCAAGACCTTGGGTTTCTGCTGCGGGACTTCGTAGAGGAAAGATCCTAAACTACGACAGAATATACTATGCTCCTAGCAAGGAAAATCGTGACACTCTATTCAAGAAAAAGATCAATCCCATCATAAAAGATGATGGAGAATTCTTTCTTTTTGGAGATTTAACTCATATTGATGCCTATACACCTACAGAATCAATTGGTGCAAAACGAACTGTGATGATCATAGAAAACTTTCTTTCTGAACTTGGTCCACAGTTCCTATACAAGATCAATGATACTCAAACAAGAATACAGTTTACCACGATAACAAGCCAATTCCTAGACAAACTAAAGGGTTTGGGTGGCTTAAACGACTTCCGTGTTATTTGTGACACCACAAATAACACTCAAGAGGTTATTGATGCTGGGCAGTTTATTGGTGATGTATACATAAAAGTAGCAAAATCCATCTATTACATTATACTCAACTTTAACACTTCAAGGTATAAGACAAATACCATTACCATCAGATAGGGGTAAAAATGAATATCGACAAGTTCGGACAAGCACTCATTGGTGGTGGAGTAAAACCATCACAATTCGTAGTTGTTGGAAATATTCCATTTTCAACAAATGTCAATGCACCCGTCTCGTTCCTCTGCAAGTCTGCAAGTCTTCCAGGTTCAAGAATCGGAAACATCAATGTTGGTTGGCGTGGTCGCCAATTGAAGGTTCCTGGTGACAGAACCTTTGATGACTGGACACTTACATTCTACAACACCACGACATTCGATGTTAGAAAAGCATTTGAAAACTGGATTGAGCAGATGCAGTCAACCGTTGGAAATGTTCCAACAGAAGCAGGTTTGAACTTTGCACCTGGCAGCCAAACTCCCTATGCAGATTGGCGAGTTACTCAACTAGGTCGTGCAAACGAGGAACTTCAGACATACTACTTAAAGGGTTGCTTCCCAACTGAAGTCTCTGCAATTGACCTAAGTTACGACAATCAAGATCAGATCGAAGAATTTACTGTGAATCTGTCCTACCAATACTTCACCATCGGTCCTGCAAACAATGGCGATGGCAGCATTGGTGCTTAATCTATAACATAAAGAATATACTATGGCTTTTGAAGTCTTCGGATTTGAAATCTCTCGCAACGGTGTCATTAAAAAAGGCACTTCAGATGTCACACCACCTGAAGTCAAGAACAAGTCATTTGCTCCACCTGAAGTAGAAGACGGTGCATTTGCTGCTCTTGGCGCACAGTATGGTGCTTATGTTGACTTTAGCGGTGACGCAAAGAGCAGCATCGAACTCGTCAAGAAATACCGAGAGATGTCGCTACATCCCGAAGTAGAGATGGCTATCGAAGACATTGTGAATGACTCTATTGTATATGATCAGACAAACCGACCTGTCGAGGTTGTTCTTGATAATATCCCAAATCTATCAGCCCTGATTCGTAAAAGAATCAAGGCTGAATTCAATACAATATTGAGACTTCTCAAATTCAACGAGAAGGGCTACGAACTGTTCCGTCGTTGGTATATCGACGGCAGACTACATTTCCACATTATTCTCAATGAAAACAAGCGTGATGGCATTCTTGAGTTGCGACCTATTGATCCAATCAAGATACGCAAATATCGCAATGTAAAGAAGAAGAAGTTAAAGAATGGCGTTGAAGTTATAGATTCAGTTGAAGAATTCTATGTCTACAACGATCAGGCTGGAAATGACGATTATCTCATACAGACCTATAATGGTCCACAGCAAGGCGTAAAAGTAGCGATTGATTCTGTATGCACGGTAAACTCTGGTTTATACGATGCCTCAAAGAAGCGAGTTCTCTCGTATCTTCACAAGGCAATCAAGCCACTCAATCAACTACGCATGATTGAGGATGCAGTTGTAATCTACCGCATTGCCCGTGCGCCTGAACGCCGCATCTTCTATATTGATGTCGGTAATCTTCCTACAAACAAGGCAGAGCAGTATCTGCGCGAGATCATGAACCGCTATCGCAATAAGTTGGTTTATGATGCCACAACAGGTGAAATGCGCGATGAACGCCGCCACATGTCGATGCTTGAAGATTTTTGGCTTCCACGCCGTGAAGGTGGTAAGGGAACAGAAATCTCAACGCTTGACGGTGGACAGAACCTTGGCGAGATGGAAGATGTTCTCTACTTCCAAAAGAAACTATATCAGTCTCTACATGTTCCTACTACCCGTTTAGATGCTGAAAACGGGTTCAACATGGGTCGTTCTGCTGAAATCTCTAGAGACGAAGTAAAGTTCTTCCGATTCATTGAGCGTCTACGCAAGAAGTTTGCAGAGATGTTCCTACAGTTGCTAAAGACTCAACTTATAGCAAAGATGGTTATAACTCCCGAAGAATGGGAGATTATTCAGAGCGATATTCTCTTCGACTTCCGTAAGGACTCGTATTTCACCGAGTTGAAGGAAGGCGAATTGTTAAAATCTCGCCTAGAATTGTTAAATACCGCAGATTCCTACATAGGAAAGTATTTCTCTAAGCAATATGTGAAGAAGCATGTTCTTCGCTTTACAGACGATCAGATAAAGCAAATTGAAGAAGAAATTGCTGATGAGAAGGTAGAGATTGAGAAGCAGGGTGCTGATCCTAACCTTGTTGGCTACGGAGCAATGGGACCAACTCAAATAGGTGTTCCACAGGCTCCATCTCAGCCACAAGCATCAGAGGAACCATCACCCGAAGAGCAAGAAATGGCTAAAACACAGACCCCACGGGGCTAAGAGGATATAAATGAATACTCAAAAGATCATCAACTGCATTATTGAAAACGACCTTATTGGTGCTAAGAAGCAGATCAACGAAGAATTGATGCTTCGTATTGCTGAAGCCATTGAAAATCGCAAGATTGAACTTGCTGGAGAGATCTTTGAGGATTCAGTTTGCGAAAGTTGCGGTTGTGAAGCCGAAGAAGATATTGAGGAAGCCTTGGCTAACCAGGATTATGACGGTGACGGAAATGTCGAGTCACCAAAGGATGAGGTATGGGGTTCACGCCTCAAGGCTGCTGCACGGGCTGGCAAGTTAAAAAAAAAGTTAAAGTAAGTGAAGCAATGATGAAGCCTAGAGGTGCGCGAGGTATCGCTCAAGTAAAGCGTCTTGGACGCACCTATAAGACAGGCGGATTTGCAAAGATTGCCGCAAAAGCGAGTAAAAAGTATGGTAGTGCAGAGGCAGGAAAGCGTGTTGCTGGTGCAATCTTCCAAAAAATGGCTCGCGCTCACGCAAGAAAGGGATGAAATGCTTTTAATCACCGAAACAAACGACGATCTCAAGTTTATTGCTGAAGCCTCTGGCGACGGCAAGAAAAACTACAAAATTCGCGGCATCTTCATGGAAACAGAGACGAAGAACCGCAATGGTCGCGTTTACAGAAAAGCAAACCTTTTCCCCGAAGTTCAGCGTTATATTCAAAAATATGTTGATTTTGGTCGCGCTCTAGGCGAATTAGGGCATCCAGAAGGTCCAACCCTCAATCTTGAGCGTGTTGCACACAAGATTACTGGTCTTAAGTTTGATGGTAATAATATCATCGGTGAAGCCAAGATTCTTGACACACCCTATGGGAATATTGTAAAGAATCTCATGGACGAAGGGGTGAAACTAGGCGTTTCATCTCGCGGAATGGGTTCACTAAAGGAAGTTAACGGTGTTAATGAGGTTCAGGGAGACTATGTTCTCTCTGCCGTTGACATCGTAGCCGATCCATCTGCTCCAAATGCATTTGTTGATGGAATCATGGAAGGCAAGCAATGGGTTTGGGATAATGGAATCCTCAAGGAGATGAAGATTGATGCCTATAGAAAGGCTATCAAGAAGGCTCCTGTTGCTAGACTTGATGAAGAAAAGTTGCGAATTTTCAAGGATTTCATGTCAAATCTCTGAAATACTAAATAATAACACAGTCTTAGGAGACACGAAATGGCAGATCAGTATCCTCAAAACGAAGAAGATATCTACGAAGACGAGATCCTTGATGAAGAGGAGACTCTTGACGAGGATGAAGTCACAGATGACGATATCCTTGATGAAGAGGAAGAACTTGACGAGGAGGAAGTCCTTGATGAAGAAGAGGACGGTTCTGAAGATGACGAGATGTATGAGGAATCATACGAAGTTCTCGTTGGAACAGGAACAGACGATGAAGTTGACGAACTCGGTAAGGGCAATGTAGAAGCCCCTGCTGGTCCTGATACCTCAGCGAAGAACCGTTCTACCATTGCAACCAAGGCTTCAAAAGCCAAGGCTGGTAAGATTCCTGATAAGTCTGAATTCAAGATTAAGACTGAAGATTATTCAGCCATGTTTGATGGCGAAGATCTCACCGAAGAATTCAAGTCAAAGGTCACAACTGTCTTTGAAGCCGCTGTAAACAAGCGCGTCAACGAGATTCATGAGAAACTAGCGGAAGATTTTGATAACACAGTTGCTGAGTTTACTCAATCACTCACCGAAGAACTTTCAAGTTCACTCAACGATTATCTCTCATATGTCGTTGAAGAGTGGATGAAGGACAATGAGGTTGCTGTCACCGAAGGCATTCGTGCTGAAATTGCAGAGAACTTCATCTGTGGACTCAAGAATCTCTTCCAAGAGTCATACATTGATGTTCCTGACGAGAAGTATGATGTTCTCGGAGAGTTCGCACAAGTCAATGGCGACCTTCAGGAAGAACTCAACCGTCAGATCGAAGAGAATGTTCGTCTTCGCGCTTCGCTCACCGAAGAGACTTGCAAGAATGTATTTGCTGAAGAAACCGAAGAACTTACCGATTCACAAGTAGAAAAACTCGCTTCACTCGTTGAAGGAGTTTCATACGAAGATGCAGAAGATTTCCGTGGAAAGATCCGCACTCTTCGCGAGTCATACCTCACCTCAAATCCTCGCGTTTCAACTCGTTCACTCACCGAAGAGTTTGAGATTGAAGAAGAGGTTGAAGAGGAAACTGAAGTAAGACCCGCAATGCGTCAATATGTCAACGCAATCAGCCGCGTAGAGGCTGCAAAGAGAAACACCAAGGTCTAATTTAACCGACCTAAAATTAGGAGAAAGAAATGTTTGAGCAAAATCCATCTTTTGGAAACGCTGAGATGCTGGCAGAAAAGTGGTCGCCAGTTCTTGATCACAGCGATCTTCCAGGAATTCGCGACACCTATCGTCGCAGCGTAACCGCCGTTCTTCTTGAGAATCAAGAGAAGGCACTCATGGAAGCCATTCCCGCAAACGGTGCTGGCGACAATAACGCCCTCACCTACACTGGCGGAAACGGTCTTGCAGGATTTGATCCAATCCTTATCAGCCTTGTTCGTCGTTCGATGCCAAACATCGTTGCTTACGACATCGCTGGCGTTCAGCCAATGACTGGTCCAACAGGACTCGTCTTTGCTCTTCGCAGTAACTATGTCCAGAGAACAGGAACACCAGAAGCCCTCTTCAATGAACCATTCGTTGCCTTTACAGGAACTGGTGGTAACGGCTATGGTTCAACCGCAGGACAAGGCTCTGATCCTCTCCTAGCAGGACTTGCTGATCCAGCAACACAATCTGGTCTAACCAACTCCTTCGGTCTTGAGCGCACCTTGGCTGAAGATCTCGGAAATAGCCCTGCGTTCAATACAATGGCATTCACCATTGATAAGACCTCGGTTGTTGCGAAGACTCGCGCTCTCAAGGCTGAGTATACAACTGAATTGGCACAAGACCTCAAGGCAATTCACGGTCTTGATGCTGAAACCGAACTCGCAAACATTCTCAGCACAGAAATTCTTGCTGAAATTAATCGCGAAGTTCTCCGTAATGTCTACCGCACCGCTAAACTCGGCGCACAACAGGCTGACCTCTATCACAAGGGT